GGGTACGACCACTAATAATAACCTAGGAACCCTCCTAGAACAAGCTATCACTGGTGTAGCGGCTATTAATCTCAATAGCATCAGCGCATATACCTTAACCAATTTAAACGGTGTATCAGACGATGCTCGTAATATGTGCCTTATTTTCTCAGGTACTCCTTCTGCTGCTCCTACAATTACTGCTCCAGCTCAAAATAAGCTATATGTAGTTGCCAATAATACGACACAAAACCTAACAATGGTGGCTTCTGGCGGCGTTACTTCTTTAGTAATTCCGGCTTTAACTACTGCTCAATGTTATTGTGATGCCTCAAATGTAAGCGGAAATGGTATTGGATTTTATTCAGCCCAGACTACAGCAGCAGGAAACTGGAATGTTAACGGCAATTTAAAGGTTAGCGGAACAGCTACTATTGCAGGGGAAATATTTGGCGCGGTAAGTAATTTATATGGCGGAACAGCTTTAGCATTACCATATCAATCCGCTCCCAATACAACAACTTTCACGCCCGCAGCTTCTTTAACTGGCACTGCTTTGGTGTATAATGGCACAGGATTTGTATGGAGTACAGTAGCCTCTGCGGTTGCATCGGGCGCTATTTATGAGAACACAACCAACATTACCCAAAACTATACGATGACCACAGGAAGCAATGGTGAGTCAGTAGGACCAATTACGGTGGCGAGTGGGGTTTCTGTACAAATTCCTAGTGGCTCTAGATGGGTTATTTTATAATGAACCACTATACTTATTTCTTAACCGCTAAAGAGCCGTTCAATGGTATGAAATACTACATTGGCGTTCGTTCTTGCAAAAGTAGTCCTGAAGAAGATAAGTATATGGGTAGTTCAAAAGTTCTTAAACGCAATAAAATTGCCGTAGATAAGCATATTTTAGCTACTTGGGAAACAAGACAAGAAGCCGTCAGCCATGAAATATTGTTGCATGACTGTTTTGATGTAGCTGTAAATCCAGAATTTTTTAATCAAGCAATACAAACAGCAGTAGGTTTTGATACTAGCGGTAAACCATCATCATTTAAAGGTAAAAAACACACTCCTGAAGCTATTGAAAAAAACCGCCAAAGTCATCTTGGAAAAAAGCATTTACAAGCTACAAACCAAGTAAAATCTATTAAAATGGTAGGGTACAAGCATATAAAAGTTACTTGTCCATCATGCGGTAAAGTTGGCGGTGAAACTGGAATGAAAAAACACCATTTTGATAAATGCACAGGTGTTAGACCATTTAGAGCCGCAATATGTGTAAATGGTAAAACAAAGCATTTGGGGTATTTTTCTAGTAAAGAAGAAGCTAAAATGGTTCAACAAAATTATTGGAGCAATCTATGTCAAGCATAGTTATTAGTGGTGATACTTCAGGAAGTATTACATTGTCATCTCCTGCGGTTGCAGGTTCAAATACGGTGACTATGCCAGCCGCATCAGGGGTTTGCATGGTTAGCGGTAATATGCCAGCGTTTAGTGCTACAAAAGTTTCTGCTACTCAAAGCATTACATCAAATACTTGGACTAAAGTTACTTTTGATACAGAAGAATTTGATACTGCAAACTGCTTTACTTCATCTACTTTTACTCCAACTGTTGCTGGTTATTATCAGGTAAACGGCCAAGTTGATATGTATCCTTCTGTTGCTGGTAGCCGTTCTGCAATAAGAATATATAAAAATGGTTCAAACTACAAAAGTGGAAATGACATACAAATTTCAGGGCAAGTAGAAATGGGTGTTGTTATAAGTGCAGTATGTTATTGCAACGGAACAACCGATTATTTAGAATTGTATGCTCTTATGACTGCAACATCGCCAGTAATACAAAATTACAGCACTCGTTTTGATGCCGTTTTAGTAAGGAGTGCATAATGACTTTATTTGAAAAGATTAAATCTATTTATCCACAATTAACAAATAACGACTTTATCAATGCGATTGAATTGCAAAACGATTCAGACGGCAAAGGCGATTACATAGCCAAGTGGGAACACCCTACACTAGCTAGACCAACAGATGAGGAGTTAGCATAAGTGCAAGCACAGATTTACCTTGTGTCCAATAAGCTGAACGGCAAGCAGTATGTCGGTCAGACAATCAATCCACATTTGCCGATTGGTCATGGTCGCATTTTAAAAAGTGCTTACAAGCTACATGGTAAAGACAGCTTTACCTATGAGCCAATTTGCAAGGGAATTACCAACAGAGCCAGTTTAAACGCCATAGAACGCTTTTGGATTAACGTTGCTAACACAGTAGTACCCAACGGCTACAACATTGATTTAGGCGGTTCTGAAGGCTCTGTATGGACTGATGAGCGTAAAAAAGCCGTTAGCATTGCTCGTACTGGTAAAAAGCTAAATAGACCTCTTGGTAGCAAGTCTGGTGCAAAAGGCAAGAAATGGTCTGAAGAAAATAAACTGAAATTGTCTGAAATTCTTAAAGGTCGCCCATGCCCTACAAAAGGTGTGCCACACAGCGAAGAAACTAAAGCCAAAATGTCGGCTAGTCAAAAAGCGCATTGGGCAAAAGTTGAAAGCCCTAACAAGGGTCGCAAACATTCAGAAGAAACTAAGGCAAAAATGCGAGCCGCAAGAGCCAATAGAATTATTACTGATGCAGATAAACAAAAGATTAGCGAAGCAGTTACAGCTTGGCACAAACAACGCAAGGAGCAACAATAATGGCTTATGGGACTGTTAATACAGACATAGTTTCAGATTCAAGTGGTGGCAGATTAGCCCCAATTAGTTCGGTATTTCGTAACAGAATCATAAATGGCGGATGCGTTATTGACCAAAGAAATGCTGGTGCTAGTGTTACTATTACAAATACATCAAATACAACTTATACGCTAGACAGATGGGGTGCTTATGGTTCACAAGCATCTAAATTTAGTGTTCAACAAAATGCAGGTTCAGCAACACCACCAGTAGGATATAGTAAATATCTTGGCGTAACTTCTTTATCTGCGTATTCAGTTTTAACTGCTGATTATTTTAATTTACTTCAATATATAGAAGGTTATAACATTGCTGATTTAGGCTGGGGAACAGCTAATGCAAAAACAGTTACTTTATCGTTTCAAGTTTATTCTTCTTTAACTGGCACTTTTGGCGGTTCATTAAGTAATGCAAGTAATTACTCTTATCCGTTTACATATACAATTTCTTCTGCAAATACTTGGACAACAATTTCTGTAACTATTGCTGGACCAACTAGCGGAACATGGGCAACAGACAACAGTCGTGGTATTCAATTATCTTTTGGTTTAGGTTCAGGTGCAACAGGCTATGCTGGAACTGCTGGAAGTTGGTCAGCAAATTACTATTTAACCGCAACTGGCACAGTTTCCGTAGTAGGAACAAACGGAGCAACTTTCTATATTACTGGTGTTCAACTAGAAGTAGGAAGTAGTGCTACTGGATATGAGTATCGTCAATACACAACTGAAATGCAACTTTGCCAACGATATTATGAAAAGTCTTACGATACCAATGTAGTAGCAGGGACTGCTTCATCTCTTGGGGAATTTTTTGCAACTGGAACATCTGATTCTGGTGGAAATTGTTATGCTTCAATAAGGTTTGCTGTTTTAAAAAGAGCACAGGCAACCATGACTGGATATAAAGGTGATGGAACAGGAACTGGTTCTTGGCAATACGAAAGAAGTGGTAGTTCAGGTTCATTTGCAAGCAATTTTGATGCAGTAGGTTATGGTGGTTTTAGGTGTTACACAAACAATGGGTCTGCTGGATTTACAGCAACAGTTATTTATGGTCATTGGACTGCTTCTGCGGAGTTATAAAATATGTATCAATTAAAAAACACACTAGATGGCGGTCAAGTAATTTTAAGAGTTGCTGATTATGCAAACATCCCTTTTGACGAAGCAAACACAGACTACCAAGCCTTTAAAAAGGATTTGGCTAACGGAGTAGAGTTGCAAGACGCTAATGGAACTGCTATGACTGCTTCTGAAATTACTGCATTTTTGGCTACATTAAAATAATGGGTAAACCACTTAACAACCTTCAAGGCTTTCAGTTTGGTTCTTTGACTGTATTACAGTTAGGAAAGTCGCATGGCAATGGTGCGGTTTGGCTATGCCAATGCAAGTGCGGAACTCAAAAAGAGATTCGAGCATCCGATATGGTTCAGGGTAGCGTTAAGTCTTGTGGATGTGAACACACCAAGCGTATCGCCAAAGCAAGCACAACGCATGGTTTGACCAATACTAGAACATATAGCATTTGGCAAGCCATGAGAAGCCGTTGTAACCGCATTAACCAAGATTATTCTTGCAGAGGTATTACTTACGATGAGCGTTGGGATTCCTTTGAGAATTTCTACCTTGACATGGGTGAAGTGCCTGAAGGCATGAGTATTGATAGAATTGATGTAAATGGTAACTATACAAAAGATAACTGTCGCTGGGCAACTAGAGAACAACAAGCCAACAACACTAGGGCTAAT